CGCCTTTGGGATGATGCCAGTCTCCAATGATGTCGAGCAAATCCTCACGGATAAACCAAGAAGTCAATATTACAGCAGGCTAGCAGTAAGTATTGGAGTTGCTCTCCAGGATCAGCACAAGGAAAACTTCTCGCCCAACGGCTCCTGGCTAACATCAACGAAGGTGAACAACATCTTGTCAAAAAATATGTCTGAATACGCGACCTTCAAGGCCTCGGTGAACGAAATTCAGGATCTCGTTGAGACAGATGACCTCAAGCACATATCCAAAATAGGTTCCAGGACCAAGTGTATAGAGCTAGTGCATGCGATAGTCACAGACGAAAAGCTGGTCATTGCGCGTGATGTCGCTATGCAATACTCAGGTGTGAATTCCAAGAACTTCAAGACGATAATACAGATATTCAAAAAGAACCAGATCGGTGGAGTCAGAGAGATTCTCATCCTCTATATCAAAGCTAGAGTTCTCATCAATCTGTCTGAGGAAGTTTGCCGACTACTGGCTAAATCAGACAAGAGAGAGACGCTCACAAAAGGTAAAGACAAAAGGTTAATGATGAGGTCAGATTATGAGGAGCTTTCATCATCATTTCCCGAGGGGACACCTCTGTATGTGGTGAAGAACTCATATGACATGGCAACTTGGTGCCAAAAGTTCATACCGACAATCTTTCTACCAATATTCAATAGGCACTCAGAGAGCCTCCAGCACCTGTATGAGCTGTGCAAGTTTGTCCTGTTGAGTCACTGTCTTAAGGAGATTGAATACCCGAGGAAGCTTGTCGAACAATGGGTCAAGCACCCAGAGATAGAGCACACTGAAAGTCACATGCAGCATTACAAGACCAAATTCCTAGCTGACCGTCAGCCAAAAATGCTCAATTTCTCCAATATGGGTCAAGGGATTTTACACTATGGTTCAACAGTCCTTGCATTGTCTTGCGCATCTCTCAGAGATCATTTATTCAAGAAGTGCCTTGAGAAGCTTGGCAAACCATCTGCAATCAAATGGAAAACCAAGGTTGGTTCTGATGACAAAGGCGATACGATAATGGCAGACATGTCCTGCGAAGATTATGTTTTCCAGTTAAAGCTCTTCGAGCAGTGCTCTCTAGCCTCGGAGAGATTGCATGCTATGGACTTATCTGTCAAATCAGCTTCCGGCAACGTGATTTATGAATTCAACTCAGCATACATGGCAAATCTGGAAGTTCAGTCACCGGTTATCAAATTCACTCTTGCTGCGGTTGATATGATCGCTACAGACAGTTGCGCTGGGTTTGTGAATGAATCCTATTCACGAATTCGTCAACTTAGGGAGAACGGAGCTTCTTCACTCATCTGTTACATGGCGCATTGCATGAACAAGTTGCACCATGACACCATATTCAGAACAGGGAGATTCATGACCAACGATCCGACATCCATATTCAACCTCCCGACTTCATGTATCCCCTATGATCTGGGTGTGTACCCAATCTATGATTGTGATCTCCAGGACATGATTGGGCCTGATTTCCACAATTATTCTGTCTTCATGAACCCTGAGACCCCTGAGCACATACTCCGCATGGTGTACACTCAAGCATTCGACATAGAAGAGAATCAAATCTCGGACGACAACAACCT